CCTGACCTGATCTGACGCAACCATTCACCACTGGCCGGGGAAACCCGGCCAGTGGAATTACCCATGCTCACCTACGGCGATCTCAAGAACCACGTCCTGCTTGCCATCGGCGGTCGTCCTTCGACGGCCTCCGGGCAGACCGTCGCGGAACGTCAGGCGGAGATCATCAACACCGCAGGGGAGCATCTGTTCACCCACCCGTGGAAGTTCCGGGAGGCGACCTCGACCGTCACGACGGTCGTGTCGCAGTCCTACGTCGCGCTTCCGTCCGACTTCGCTGAACTGACGCAGGTCTGGAAGCAGGATCAGCCTCTGTGGATCCAGTCCCCGGAGGAGGTCGAGACTGCTCGACAGACGAACTACCCGGATCTGACGTGGCGCGCCTACGTCAAGACGGTGCTTCCGACCACGATTGCCCCGACGCAGTCGTTCCGTCTGGAGTTGTATCCGACGCCGACGAGCGCGGAGTCCCTGAAGGTGCTTTACCGAACCGGGTGGCAGTCGGTCACCAGTTCGACGGCGACCTCGGAGGTCATCTCGATTCCGAAGCACGTCGAGGCAACGCTCATCTCGTATGTCCGCGCCGTAGCGGAGGCATACGAGGACGGGCAGCAAAGCCAGCGGTTCGCGGAGATCGAGGCTGGCCCGATCTTCGGCGCGGCCAAGCAGAAGGACGGAATGGTGCAGAGCCATTTCGGTCAGGTACAGCCGAACCTGTGGCGTTCCGGAACCCGGAACGGCCCCGGCTTCATCATCCTCAACCCAGTGCAGAATCCCTCGTAAGGAACGACCATGAGCCTCATTGGACTGAATCCCACGATCACCGCCACCCGGACGCTGACTGCCCCTATGGAGGTGGCGTCTCCGTCCAACCTGACCCTTCCGTCCTCGCTGACGGTTCGCAACGGCACGACGACGACGCCAGTGACGGTTACGTCCGGCGCTACGGCGGGAATCGTGCTTGGCGCGCGCCTGAACTACGCCAAGATTCAGACGGCGTCGAGCGCGTCCGGAGGCACCGTCGTTCTGCACGTCATCGGCTGGAACCGTGGAGACGACGGCTACTGGCGTCCGCAGTTGCTGACGACCTGCACCGTTACCGCTGGTGCGGCAACGACCTCCGTGAACGGCGCCAACCAGTACCTCGGCCTGACCTACGTCAAGAACTTCGGTGACTGCAAGGTCTACAACGGCAACATCGCTGCCGTGTACGGCGGGTTCATCATCGTCGATCTGTGCGGTGCGGAACTGGTCGAGATCGCCATGACCGCGTCCAGCACCCCGACCGCCAACGCCCTCATCGGGTTCATCTGATGCACGCACGCAACCGGACATGGCTGCTCGGCTCTGACCCGGTCGAGCGTTGTCGGCAGCGCACGCTCCCGGTGGAGGGCGGAGACGGCTCCACGCTCTCGCTCGACTTCACCACGGGCGTCCTCGACCCGCGCCTGACGTTCACGCGCACGACCAACGCCACCTTCATCAACTCGCAGGGGTTGGTGCAGTATGCGGGACAGAATCTCTACTTCAACACCGCATTCGGCGGCTTGAGCGGCACGAATCCATCGCTGACCTCCTCCGGCTGGACATACGCATTCTCAACGGGGTCTGCCACCTTCCACGGTGATGGCTCGGTGACGATGACTGCAAGCAGCCAGAGAATCGGCATTGCGCGATCATCAGGATTTACTGGTGCTGGGCGCAGAGTGATTGCATCGGTTGACATCCTGACGGTCGGGGACACCGGACTTACGCCGTCGAACTTGTTGACGACGGGTACTTTCACCAACAGCGCGTACTATGTGGACTCGGGGCTGTACACGACCGGAAATGTGATTGGCCCATGCACTCTGTCGTTCGTGTTTGATAGCCCTACGTCTGGAACTACTGGCGCGTATTTCGGCGTTGGTATGTCTTTCAACTCAACGGCCACGGTCAAGTTTGCGAATCCGCGACTCAATCTATGGAACGGAGTCGTTCCTGCTCCATACCTCGGAAACACCAGCACGACCGCCGAGCGGCATGACCCCCGCTTCGACTACGACCCGTCCACGCTCCAGCCTCGCGGACTGCTGATTGAGGCAAGCGCGAGCAACTATGGCACACATAGCGAGTCGTTTGCGACCTCTGGATCTGGAACGCTGTGGACGTATTCCGCCATCACGAAAAACGCGACACTCGCATCAAGCCCTGCGGGCAACAACGATGCGGCGCAGTTGAACGAAACTACCGCAAACGACATTCACCGAATCTCGCAGTTCGTCACCGCAGCAGCAGGAGCGGTCACGATCAGCGTCTGGGCAAAGGCGATTGATCCGTCAACTCCGCGTCGGCTGTACATGAATGCAATTGGATTCATGGGGTGCGGAGCGTTGTTTGACCTTACACAAACAGGCGCAAGCGGTACTGCCGTCAATGTCGCCGGAAGTGCTGCGAACAGAGCGGGGACATGGGTGAAGTACCCGAACGGCTGGTACAGGTGCAGCATTGTCGGGACATACAACACGGGACAGACGCTATATCTGCAAGTGAATCGCGCATCGTCCACCGTGGCAACCGATGACACATATTTGGGATCGACGGCTAATGGTCTGATGCTGTACGGATTTCAGACCGAACTCGGCTCCGGCGCATCCTCGTACATCCCGACCGGGGCAAGCACGGGGAGCAGGGATCAAGACCTCGTTTCCGTGACTCTTACGGATTTCTCGTCGTGGTGGACATCAAACAATCCGGCATCGTTCCTGCTTGACTTCTCGTCCACGCAGCGACCATCAACGAATCGCATCATCAGAATTGCAGATAGCGGCGGAAGCGCATTCGGATATTCCGTCTACTTCAACAGTTCGACCATGCCACAGCAAGTACGCGCTGTTCTGTCTTCCGCATCAAGCAGCGACATTTCTATCGGAACGAATCTTGCGGCAAACACACGCACAAAGGTTGGGTTCACTATTGAGACTGCTGCGCTCAAGAGATTCCGAGATGGATCGTTGGCAAGCACTCTTTCCAGCCCTTCCCTGCCGCCAAACACAATGACGCAGATGTATATCGGAGGAAACCCGACATTCGGAAATTCCAGCGCGGACTTCTGCCTGCGGTCGTTCAAGTACTGGCCGACTACGTTGGCTGACGCAACCATGCAAATACTTACCACCTGACATGGACTACCTACTCCGCTCAACCACCGAGTCAGACCTCGACGATGCCCTCATCGCCGCAGGGCTTGCCGAGGAACGCACCGACGAGGAAGGCGAGGTCATGGTGCTGCCCGTCACGGGTGTCACGCTCGACCGCATCGGCGCAATCCCTCCCGTCATCGACGAGGAGAACGTGGTGATTCGCCCCGGCGACCCTCGCTTCCACGCCAACCTCCGCGTGACGTTTGAGTTGACGACGGCGCAGGAGGACGAGTTGCCGACGTTTGAGCCGATCCCGACGATCCCGTATCGCGTGTTCATCTAAAGCCATGACAATCGAAAAGACGAACATCAAGGTGAGCCTGTCCACGGCAAACTGGATCGCGCTCTGCGCGATTGCCCTCACGCTCGTCGGAATGCTCCTTCCCGCGTATCTAAACCACGACCGCCTGCTGATGCAGGTCGTGACGAATCAGGACAGCATCAGCAAGCGCCTCGACAAGATCGAGGAGAAACTGGAAAGGCACGACCGATGAGCGACATCATCAAGAACTCGTCTTGGAAGACCACTGGCGCTGGCATTGCGGCGATCCTCGTCGCGATCGGCGCTGTTCTCACCTCCCTGACCGACAACGACCCGCTGACCGTCCCGGACTGGGGTTCGCTGGCCGCTGCGTGCATTGCTGGCGTCGGGCTGATCTTCGCCAAGGACAACAAGAAGGCCGAGTGACGTGTATGACCTCGTCAGAGCCATCGTCATGTCGCTGCTGCAGTGGGCGCACTCCGTTCTTCCCAGACGAGGTTCGGGGGTTGACGCTCCTGCTGATCCTTCTGTGCTTCGTCGCGGTGGCTCTCGCATTCGCGACTGGCTGCACGCGCACGGTGCTGGTAAGCGAGAGCAGCCCGATCAGGATGGGGCCGCAGGTGCGGGGCAAGGTGTACGTCAAGACGGCTGACGGCTGGCAGTTGGGCGACAACGAGGTTCGCATCCCTGAAGGCTGGTACTGCGTGCCGCCTTCGTTCGTGGAAGAGGACAAGTAATGGCGATCAAGTTGCAGATCCGTCGCGGCACCGCGTCCAACTGGACGAGTTCCAACCCGACTCTTGAGTCCGGTGAGATCGGCTACGAAACCGACACCGGGAACGTCAAGATCGGTGACGCGACGACCGCGTGGACTTCGCTCGGCTATGTCTCCAGCACCTACCCGCAGGTGGCTGTGTCCGGCACGGACATCAACGCAGCCGGGTACAGCGTGCAGGGTCGGTATCCGATCGCCACGACGGTCACGTCGAATGTTCCCGCTGGATGGACGGCGTTGACCGACGGCCCCGGCGTCCTGCACGTCACCAAGTTGTCCGGCGGCACGATCGCGCAGTTGCTCGTCTCGACCAAGACGCAGAAGGCGTTCGCGCGCGGCTACGACGGCAGCGCGTGGACGACGTGGGTGGCGGTCAGCCAGTATGCGGGGAGCATCACGGTCACGGAACTTGCCAACGACGCCGTCGAGACGGCGAAGATCAAGAGCGCGACCGGAACGAGCGACGGTGTCACCGACGCGAAGTTGCGCCACTCGACAGCAACATCCGTCATCGGTCGCTCCGCAAACTCGACTGGCGCTCCCGCCGACATTGCGGCAGGATCTGATGGACAGGTGCTTCGACGTTCAAGCGGGGCGCTTGGATTTGGAACGATCGTAAATGCCAACGTCGATGCTTCCGCAGCGATTGCGTACAGCAAGTTGGCGAATCTCGGTGCTGCTGGAGTTCTTGGCGCAACCGCTGCTGGTGCAGTTGCAGCACTTACGAGTGGATCAGGTGGTACTGCCAAGACGGCCCTTGGTCTTGGAACCGCTGCATATGACGATAGCGGCACGTTCCAGCCAATTCTGTCAGCGTCAGCAGGCGCGGGTCAGGTCATTATTAGGAGTGGCGTCGGCGGCAGTGCTGGTGGGCCATCTCTGTCTGTCGGCGCAACCGGACAAAGTTGGCTTGCAATCGTGATGAACGTGAAAATTGATTCGGTTTCCAGCGGTGGAAACACCGGAACACAATCAGTAACAGTCGTTACTGCTGCAACGTCATATACGCCAGCCAATGGCTGGCTCACCATCGTTATTGGTGTTCGTCTCTCCTGATGCCATACTCTCCGGTCACACTCCCGTATCGCGGCGTCAGCGTGGATTCCTCGTATTCCGCGCTGCCTCCGGGCTTCACGGCGCAGGCGATGAACGTGATCCCCTACGACGCCTACAAGGGGAAGTTGCGGCTCGGGCAGCGCAGGCCGCTTCTCGGGGCGTACCAGTTCAACACCAGCCCTACGGCTGCGATTCGCGAGGTGCAGGTGATCCTGCGCGCGGATGCATACGTCAGCAGCACGCTGACCCAAAGGTGCATCGTTGTTGCTGGCGGAGAGGTCTACGTCATCGACAACGGTGGCACTGCGACACGATGCACACGCGGTGCTGGCATCAACGCCATGAAGTCGTCGGGCCATATTGGCGCGGCTGTGTTCGGGCAGTACTGCTACTTTGCGGACGGCGAGTTCTATCGGAAGGTTGACATCACTAATGCGACTCCGGCAGTCTTGGATTGGACGCACTCAAACGGCCCGTACAACTACATCGGCAGCGGTGCAGATCGAGCGACTTTGCTTGTCCGATTCGGCGGTCGTCTTGCCATGTCCGGACTGAAGTCCGCTCCGAACAACTGGTTCCTGTGCCATATCAACGACCCGGACGACTGGCATCCGAGTGCTGGAAACGTACATGACGCTGTTAATGGCGTGTCCTCGACGCGATTTGGCGTTCCCGGTGAGCCGATCGTCGCGCTCGTCCCTGTTGGCGAGAGCGGCCTGCTGTTCGCCGGACGGCACACGATGACCTACCTGACCGCCGACCCGGTGGTGACGGATGCGCGGCTGATCGAACTGTCGCGTTCTGTCGGCATCGTGTCCGAGCGTGCGTGGTGCGCTTCAGACGCGCAGACGATCTACATGATGGCGCAGGACGGTCTATACCGCGTCCAGCCGAACGACTTTCAGGTGACGAAGAGCGGTCGCATCACGAGCGGTCGCCTCGACACCTTCTTCCAGCAGCAGAAGTTCGACGCCCTGAACTGCGTGCTTGGCTACGACGCGGAGGCGCAGAACGTCTACTGCATGATGTCGCGCACCGACCTCCCTGCAAGCAGCGTCCACCTGCTCTACAGTCAGGCGACGGACGCCTTCTGGCCGATCCAGACCGGGTGGCCTGCGTTCCATGCCCCGACCTGCTGCGGCGACTTCCCGTTCGGTGACTCCCGCGCCCCGATCCTTGCCTTCGGCAGCGAGGATGGCTACATCGGGTGGTTCGACCGCGACCTCGTCTCCGGCGTGGACGGTCAGGCGGCGGTCGGGTACAAGGCGATCAGCGACTTCACCGTAACTAACGATGAGGCTGCTGCGCAGAAGATTACGAGCAGCCTGACGTTCGGCCCTGTCCTTCAGCCCACGCTTGGGCAGGTGATGATGAAGGACGTGCGCATCGAACTGACGATGGACGAGCCGATCGAAGAGGATGCGTTCAACAATCCGGTGGAGCGCCTGTCCGGCCCGTTCGCATCGATCCTGTCCGGTCAGACCGCCGAGGAGGCGATCGGAGAGAACATCACCTCCGTGGTCGTGGCAGAAGATCCTGACTTTCCGGAGGTGCTGGTGGACGCTGGGAACCAGCCTGCGACCGGGAATCCGACGTTCACGACCACCTACGACTGTGGCGTCTACAACACCTCGTGGTCTACGGCGACGGACAAGGCGCTTGACCTGTTCTACGAGACAGAGATCGCCGGGACGTACCTGACCTCCGACACCCTCATCACCGACCCGACCGGGCGTACCTACACCAAGCAGATCAATCGGGTCTACAACGTGGCTGGTGCCTCGACGGACTGGAAAATCCAGCACACGACCAACCCGAATGCGACCATGATGTCCCGCGACGAGACGCTTCCCGGAACGTCGGCTGACACTCCCGGCGGAACCTACGTCTACGACTCTGCACAGAAGCAGTTGGGGTTCAATCTCCCGTCGGACATCACGTCCCCGCGCTACACGGTCAGCAGCGCGACCTACGACAACACCAACCAGAACCTGCTCGGGACGCTGCTTCCCGGCAGGAACGACGCTTTCCGGTGCCGGATCCGCGATCAGGCGGCGTATGTGCGAATCGAAAGCCTTGGCGTACCTTGGGCTATCGAGCGCATGGCCGTGCTGGTCGAGCCTTACGGCCACACCAAGAACGTGAAGGGAACCTACTGATGGGCCTGTTCAGCAACCTGTTCGGAGGCGAAACCGACTACACCGCTGCGATCAAGCAGATGGAGAAGGGTTACGCCGGAGCGCGTCGGTACGCGAACGTCGAGTACGGAAAGATCATCGACAACTTCCTGAAGGAGCGGACGACGAACGCCGCCGTGTACTCGCAGGCGTACAACAGCGCCGTCAAGCAGTACGGCGACGTGATGGCGCAGTCCCGCGCCGCGTTCGCTGCCGCTGGCAAGGAGGCGTACAAGACGCTTGAGTCCGGACGAGATGCCACGCTCGGCCTGTTGAAGCAGCAGACGGATCTCGCCGTCGCGCGCCAGCAGTTGAGCGGAATGCTGACCGGGCTTTCCAACACCACGTTCGGGCAGGCTGCGGTGAACGCCGTCGCCGCGCAGGGCGCACTTCAGGCCGGGGCGGTGCAGGAGCAGTACGCGCAGACCCTCGCGTCCGCGCAGATGGCGCAGGCGTCCGCCCTTGCCGGAATGGAACAGCAGGCCGCGCAGAGCCTGTTCAGTGCCGGACTCGGCAGCGCGCAGTACCAGAGCGGCCAGTACCAGCAGTACACGGCTGCGGCGCAGGCTGCTCGTGCGGCACAGATGCAGCAGAACATCGGCCTGATGACGCGCCCGATCGAGAATCGGTACTCGGCGGCGACGCAGAAGGCCATGATGGACATGGCCTCCGGCAACGCGCTCGGCGGCGCGCTGCTCGGTGCAGGCATCGGCGCGATTGCCGAGGGAATCGGCGGCGGCGTCGGTCAGGCTCTTTCGCCGTTCGGTCAGGCATTCGGAGGACAGCGGTAATGAGCAGTTTCATGGCAAACGTCGGTCTTCGTTCCGCGATGCAGACGCTTCCGCAGGTGCAGCCGAAGGAGGCGTCCGGGTGGGACAACTTCCTGTCCGGCGCCGGGCGCGTCGGCGGCAGTTTCCTGATGGGGCTTGCCGGAGGCTTGCAGAACTACAACCCGAACAACCCGTACAGTTCGTTCGGCGCGGCCATCACCGCCGCGACTCCCGGCCTTCAGGTCGCCCTCGCGCGTCCTGCCGCGGAGGCGCGTGCGGAGTTCGGTCGTGAGCAGGAGCGACTGTCCACGCTGTCGAAGGAAGCGACCGCGGAGGAGATCGCGCAGGGTCAGGCGTCCCGCGCGTCGGTGATGTCCGAGGGTCTTGGCAACGTCAAGATGACCGACATCGCGGCAGGCATCTCGCAGCCCGTGAAGCAGAAGGAACCCTACGACTTCAACGTCGGGATGTACCCGTCGATCATGCAGCAGGAGGCGCCGCCGAGCGCGTCCGGTCGCGTCCGCAACCTGATGCTGGGGATTCAGCGATGAGCGCAATGCCGAACATGCCGGAGCCGACCGACTTCAGCCAGCAGCCTCCGCTCACGCTGAACGAGGGGTTCCAGCGTCCCGTCGAGGAGAAGCAGGTCGATGTCCTCGACGACGACGAAATGCTTCGCAAGGCGGCGATGGATCCGCGAGGCAGCAAGGAGATCGCGCCCTACGGCTCCTACGAGGCCGTGGATCAGGCGCTCTCGAACGGCTACTACACGGGTCTGGAGGCGATGGACTTCGGCACCCTCCCGGACGGTACGCCCGCCGCGCTGTTCACCGACAAGAACGGGCAGCGTCAGGCGATCCGGATGACGAACGAGCAGTGGTTCGCCGCGATGCAGCAGCGCGCGGAGGGTCGAATCTCGATGGCGCAGCAGATGCGCCGCACCCGCGACGCGAAGCGGCTTCAGGCTCCCGTCGCGCAGATGGCGAAGGAACTGGAGGCTTATGCCCCCGGCTTGAGCGAGTTCGCGTCGATCGGTCTTGAGCGCGACCCGATGGGGACGTACTCGACCATCCAGCGGTTCTACGACCGTGCCACCGCAGGCGACCGCGAGGCGATCGCGGAGATGCGGCAGATGGCCGACAGGACGCAACTTGAGGTGTCGCAGTCACTTGCGGACAACTGGGCCGTCCAGACCAACGAGCAGTACGCGATGATGCAGCGCGGCTTCGTGGAGAACGAGTCGATCCCGGAGGAGATCCGGGCGCAGCGGGTGCAGGAGATCAAGCGGTGGCAGATGAACACCAACCGCTTCGCACTGCTTGCCCCGCCCGCTGCCGGGATCAAGCGGATGGCGAGTTTCCCGTCCTACTACTTCAGCCAGTCGAACCCCGGCGCGCTTGATGACCTTGCCGACATGGCGATTCAGCAGGTCGGGTACGACAGCATCATGGGCATTGCCCAGCAGCAGCGGATTCCCCTGCTGTTGCAGGAGGCGCAGCGCCTGACCCGCAACATCGGGTGGACGATGCCGTACAACGCAGCCGACATCGACATCGTCAGCCAGACGATCGCCAACAGGTTGTCCCGCGCCCCCCGGTTCCAGATCCAGCCGCAGGATCAGATCGGCCAGATGTCCCCGTACTCGCAGGCGGGCATCCGCGGCGGGGTGTCGGAGATGCGCCGCGGTCAGGCGCAGGAGCAGTACCAGCAGGATCTTGAGCAGGCCAAGTTGCAGCGTGAGCAGGCGATGGGTGAGCGGACGATGCAGGAAGGCCGCAGGGCTGGCGCACAGGCGACCGTCGAGGAAGAGACGGCCAGACTGCTTCGCGAAGGCGGCGAAGGCTCTACGGCGGCTCCTAGCGCCCCTGCGCGGGGTGCTGGCGTTTCTGCTCCCGCAGGCACCATGCCTGCCCAGTTCCGGATGCAGTTGCAGGACGCCGGGATTCAGATTCCGGAGGGTGTGGATCCCATGTCGTTCCTCGCGGATACTGCCGAACAGTTGGCCGCTTCGACCAACCCAACCGACCGGGCGCGCCTCGGGATCATCTACCGAATCGCGGCACAACTCCGAAACCGATAACCAATGTCAACCTTCGACTCCGCGTTTGACCGTATCAAGAACGCCGCCTCTTCCGCTGGTCTTGACACGGGGGGCGCGGTTTCAGATCCGTTTGAAAGGATCGCCAAGGCGGCGGCATCGGCGCAGCCGGGTGCTGCTCCGGGCGCGGCGGCGGGGGAGCAGGATCTTCAGCGGATCGCGGCGGCGGACTATCAGAACGAGTTGGTGATCCCGGAAGTGCTTCCGATGCTTCCGGAGGCACTGCGGTTCCCTTCGATTCAGGCGGAACCAAGGGAAGTCGAGCGCGGACTCCGCCAGACTATGGCGCAGGCTGCGCAGGCGATCGCCACGCCCGGCCTGCGGGCGAAGTTCTTCGAGTCGGTTCTCGACCCGTGGTTCGCCGTTGCCGCGCCGTATGCGCGCCCGATTGCTCCCGTCATGGGTCGTATGGCATCGCAGGCTTTGGAGCCGTCCGGCTCGGGGCTGACCGTTGACGACCTGCGGACGGAGCAGATCGCCGCCCGTGGTGCTGCCGAAGGCATGGCGGCTGGTCAGCAGCAGGGCGTAACGGGCGATGTTGCCCGTGCCATCGGCCAGACGCTGCCGCAGTTCGCCGGGGTTGCCGGGGCGATCGCCACTGGAGGTGCCGGGCTTCCGGTGGTCGCGGCCAACATTGCCTCGCAGGCGACCCTCCCGCTGTCGGCATGGACTGGCGGGCAGTTGGCGTACCTCGACGAGATCGACGCCAAGCGTGCGCAGGAGGCACTGGACGGCAAGGAACTGTCGCAGTACAGCGTGGACGAGATGCAGCGCCGCGCGACGGCGTCGGCCATGATCCAGACCGGGACGGAAGTCATCGGCGCCGGACTCGCCGGGCGTGCCATCGGGACGATCGGCGCGAAGATGGTCAACAGCAAGGTCGGGCGTTCTGCGCTCGGCGCGCTGTCGGAGCGCGGTGCGCCCATCGTGCAGAAGGCGATGG